CTAGCCGCCATAAGAACAGGCTCACTAGAAGCAGATGTTTGAGGAACGATAAACCCTACATGTCTTTGAAAGCCTTTTACTCTTTTGTAACCGCCTTCAATATCCGGCTCAAAGTTTTCTAACTGTAAGGCTTCCCCCGGACGCATGATAAACGTGGAACGGTTTGCTATCAGCCCACCCTCACAAACAAATGGAAAAGCCTGTGTTCTAGCGAGATCTGGCATTATACAGACCTCATGTAGTTTTTGCGATTGATTAACTCAACTCGCATACGCTTGATACCATCCTCATATTCTTTTAATGAAAATTGTGCGCTTTGAACATCTGATCTAAACAGGTGTGTGTAATATTTAGAACGGGCTAAAATAACAGGCTCGAACCTTTCAGGTATTATTGATGTGTCAGTGGCTGAACTTAAATCTGTGTGCCCTACGTAAAAGTCAAACTTTAAAACTCTATTGCTCGTGTCAGGAATAGGTGTTATACCTATTTCATCATTATAAGTTGTATAAACATATTCAGGCTCTGCAAACTTGTCTGTATTAACTGCAGCATCTCTTTCTCTAAATCTTTCGTTATATTCTTCGTACGCGAGATAATGAAGAGGTCTTGCTATGATGTTTTCTTTTAATTCTGCTAGTTTAACAAACGCAGCTGAACCAGAGGATTCTGTAAAACTAATATGGTGAGTTGTCGCAGTTGCAGTAAAATTTGTTTCAGTTATAAGAACTTCGTTAGCATTACTTATTGTTAACGTAGAGGATTTTGTCTGTGAACCCCCAGAACTTGTGCCTATTTCTAATGTTAATGTGGCCCCGCTAGTTTGTGTAATTAATGAATAGCTTCTACCAACAATTAAATCTGTAACCTCTTGAGATGCTTCAGCGTTAGTGAGAAGTAAAGTGTTACCAAACTTCGTGCTTGCAGCGGGAGATCCAGATACTGTTGTCCACCCCGTAATACTCGAAGATCCATCTACCTCATAAGTTCCATTAGTTATGTAATCTTTCGCCTCTAAAAACATGTTGTCATAATCAACGTATTTTAATGTAGAACTAATAGAGTTGTGACTGTATAAGTTTTTACCTGCTATTATGTCAATAGAACCCTCTGCTCTTGTAAAAGGCCAATTTAGATCAGAGTTTATTATGTCAGTTATAGAGCGATTTACGTAGTCTTTAACCACAGTCTGTATGCCACGAGAGCTGGTAAAGTTAGAACTTGTTAGCTCTACTTCATTAAAATCTCTTAATACATTGTTAACCAACTCTAGATAGGTGCTTGCTGCCATTTTAATATACCGCCCTACGAACTATGTTGCTGTAAGACTTACCGCCCATAGCTGCCTTTTTTCTTTTTGGAGTATCTGTGCGAACGTTAGTGGGTTTACCGCCTACACCTTGTGCTTTCGCACGTTTACGACGTACCGCACTTCGTTTCTCTGCGGCAGACATTCGATTTGCTTTCGCACGAGGGACACATTTCGGATAGCCTGATTTTTTTAAACTGGCTTTTTTTCTTCCGCAAGGGGGATGGCCTCCACCTTTTTTCTTGCGACTGATATCCACCCAGTCTCCTTTTGGTCCTTTTCCAAACCATTCTTTTAGGCTCATTAGTAAGTTCCGCCACGTTTCTTATAGGTCCTAACCAACCAAGCGTTTGCGTAAGCACTTGGATAAACATCAAATTTTCTTTTTGCTTCAGCCTTTACACGAGCATACAACGCCTTATTTTTAGGTGTTGGGCTTTTGCTTTTAGTTTTTGAAGACTTCTTTTTCGTAGTTCTTGCCATGTTGTGTGGCCCTTTCGTATTGTTCTATGTAGCTGTCACTTAACATGCCTATAGCAGTTATCTTGAGATCAGCGTCTATCCAATCCTCAACAGCTTTTTTAAGTTTGTTTCTCACTTCCTCAACGTTTGTGTCTATTTCTTTAACATCATAGAAAAAATCAAACAGTTGTTCTGCTTCTTTTTTTTGAGATCTATAACTATGAATTAATGATTGCAGCAGTAGTTCACTCATTTACAACACTCCTCTTTAATATAATATCATATTATTATAAAAAAGTCAAGGTATTTGTAACTCACCTGTTCTCATCGCTGTAGCGAGACGTTGAGCTCTTTGACCGACCTGAGATGCCCATCTTGAATCTAACATTTCTTTCGCTGCCTCTTCAAAATCTCTTTCTTCCAAAGCTCTCCACATGTTTTGAAAGGCGCATAAACGAGGTACACCAAGATTAAAAGCCATATCAAGAAGAACCCGAATACGAGCATCACCCAACCCCGTAATAAAAGGAAACTTTCCGCCAAGTTCTCTTTCAACAATCTTGATATCGTTTTTACATAAAAAGCGGGCTTCGTCTTCAGTAATACCGCGATCATCAAGGTTACGGCCAACTCCAATCGTGAGATAGCCAGCTGTGCATTTATACGGAGTAAGCTCCAATCCTTCGTGTAAAATGATTTGATCGAGGAAAGCATCTTGATCATAAACCATACTCAACCTCTTATTTTGCCTATGGACTTCAAACCAAAGGAAGCGGCAATACTTGCCATGATTGACCAGCTTAACCACTCAGGAAGATCCTCCCTTAAAAAACGAAACCCATCCTCAATATAAGGCTGGGCTGGAGGATAGAAACAGGCTGATAGCAAAATAACGAAGAAAACCGTCCACAACTCGTCTTTCCACGAGTCTTGACTGGCTTTTGCTTGTTCAAGCTCCCAATCACCGTCTGTTTCTATTTTTTTTACTTTAGCTTCTAATTTAGCTACTTGAATACGTTGCTTAATTTGAGCTTTTTGAGCCCTATTGTTAAGCCATGTCCCTGCTAAATTTGTCAAAGGACCGATAAAAGCCTGAATCATTTTTTTAACCTCTTGGTTTTCTTTTTCATCGCTTCAATGTATTTACGATAAATAGCTGCGGCAGCAGTTTTTTTAGCAACTCGTGCTCTCTGCTCCATTGCAATCGCTGCTTGTATTTTATGAGCGTGAGATCTACCACTAGCCTTTATTTTTGCAACACTTGCTTGAGCGTCTTTTACAGTAGCAAACTTCAACCCTCTTATAGTCCCTTTGGGGTTTTCATCAGTATACAAGTCAGAGTGCTTTTTACTACGAGCAGGTTGCCCTTTTTTTCTAGGTACACGTGGGGCCATTGTTAATCCTCTGCGTATAAATTATCAAATACACGATTTATATCTAAGGTGTAGTCTAAGTCACTTTTACTATAATGTATGTGAGCAGACGGTTTGAAATCGGGAGCTCCCTCTCCTGCCTCAAACCATGCAGGGTGTGTTACTCGCACTCTATTATTTGGCAATGCAACTATGTTTCCAGTCCACTCCCCCGCATCTAACAGATGCAACACGTGACTTTGTTTATGTTGAGCAGGGTCATCCGCGACCTCACTCTCTGTATAGTCTACTGTAAATAAATATTTTGCGGGAAACATTTCCCCGTCAATCTTAGCGTACCACGGGCAGGGAGTAGCTCTCTCTAACACGTAAACTGCGTGATGGTGAGAAGAGCAGTCCCACGGTTGTGCGTCATGAGTAGCCATAGGAGTAGGCCACTCGTCTACAGGCACATCAGCCATCAGAGCTGTTATGGGCATACGAGCCCACATAGCTCCACCGTGAACGGTGTCATCTTCCTCTCCATCTGGTGATATTCCAGTAAATATTACTTGAAAACTAAGAGATCTGCATGGCATACTTGTAACTGCAATTGCCATAGCATGTAAGAATTCACCGTGATACTTCTCGTGATTATGGGTGTACTCGCGCCTGACCCAACACTTGAAGTGTGGAATATTACTTTGCAGGTAAGCCACTAGGCTTTTACCAGCTTATATCCCTTCATCTTTGCAGCTGCGCGAATTTGTGCAAGAGTCATGGGTTTAGTTTTTCCGCCTTTACGCATCCCCTTACTCTTTGTACGACCTCCTGCGGCCATAGTTTTTTTCTTCATGCGGCCCCCACCGCGCATTGTTTTTTTCTTCATGCGGCCTCCATTACGCATTGTTTTTTTGTGCATTGGCATAGGTATATCCTCCTGTTGATTACTAGCACTTCCATCGTCTTCTTGCTTGTCTAAGACGACTGTTTGGGTTTTTAGCTGCTTTTGGAAACTTTTTCATCTGTCCCGCAGAACGAGCGCAGAATGATTTACGTCTAGCAGCACGAGCCTTTGTTCGAGGCTTGTCTTCTGTGACAGCTGTTTGTAACTTACTGCCGGGATTTTTACGACGATAGGCTGCAACTCCTGCCTTTGTCATACCTGCCCCTGCTTTTGTAGGTCTAAAATTTTTCTTGTTGCGCTTTGGCATGTTATCGCGTTTGCGCGGTTTTTTTGCTGCCATTGTGTAGCCTTTATTTGCTCCACTCTTTAAGTAGATAGTTTTGAATAATAGTAGATTTAACTATTAGGTCACTGTCCTTTGAACTTATGGCGTTTGCACACAAGTGATAAACCTGTTTAAGTATGTGACTGCGCTCATAGTTTATATTACTAGACATCCACCCTATAATTGCTTTCCGTGACCCTAATGTAACTTTGTTAACAGAGTGGGGATGTATGATTGGGAATATTAATATCTGTCCCTTTTTTATTGTATACGACACTTCAACGACATCAGTATCTAAAACAAACTCTCCGCCCTCGTAATCATCGTCTAATACAATAGAATATCCGTAATCAAAAAAAACGTTTGCAGATGCAGGTTTTGCTTTAAAAGCATCTACATGCTTTAAATAATAATCACCCTCCACATATTCATTCAAATAACTTACAGAAAGTTTATTAGGTCCAATAACTGAATTTACAAAATGATTATTATAAATTTTTTCACTTATAAACTTTCGTATTTCATCAGATATCTCAGGTGTTTCAGAGTTTTGTTTTATTTGAATTTGATCAGATAGGGGTTGACTTTTTGCGCCATCTTCTTTAACGTTCCAGTCAGATAAGCAAAACTCAACTTCCTTTTCATTTAACAATTGTAAAAGCATCGTTAAATCCTTATTAAGTAAAACTTAATTATAGCATGTGTTCGCAAGAAAGTCAAGGGGGCAGAGAAAGCCCCGCCCCCAAGACAAAGCGTTAAGTACCAGTTGAAACTGTAGCAGATTCAACAGGGTTACGTGAAACGTCAGCGATAACTGCGTGTACGCGGAAGCGCAGAGCAGTTGTGCCAGATGATCCACCATCCAATACAGTTACCTGTACAGAGTCTGCTGAAGTAACGAGGTTACCGCCAGCAGCCTTTAGGTTGAATTGGATATCAGCAGCAGCATTAGATGCGCCACCATCAACAAATGCGTCAACATCTGTAGAAGTACCGACATCTAAAGTAATCTGAGCGTTACCAGAGGCTTCAAGAACCTCTAGAGTTCCGCCGATCACAATTGTGTCTGCTGGAAGGTCCACGAGTTTAACGACATCATCTCCCGCAAGAGAGGTGTTGTCAACTGCGTCGTAGACAGGTGATGTAATCACGTATGGACGGGCAATATTGCCGGGATGTCCGACAGTCCCGCCACCAGTTATAGTACGATCATAAGTAGCCATGTTTTAATCCTCCCTTATGCGAAATCAATGACACCGCGAACAACAGCTTCTGGGCGTAAAACTTTTTGCCCAAAAACGTGTAGACCACGAATGACATCTGAGAAAGATTCGGTTGAACGTACCACTTCGGTTTTAGCGATGTGAGACGCTGTAGAAGTAGCTGACATGTGACCTGCGAGAACAACATTCTCAGAGCCATCTGTAGCCAATGTAGCAGAGGCATCTGTCAATGTAACCTGATCAACACCGCCTGTGCTGTTTAGCGCAGTTGTTTTGTAACAACGGAAACCCGCGAGAGTTCCGTTCATGACAAGACCATTACGCAAAGGTGAAACATCGTCACCTGTTACCTGTACTTCTGCGATTTTGCCCCCAGCTTGGAACATTTTCTCGTAGAAGATAGGAGGTGCAACGAACCAACGGTTCTCTTCTGGGACAGATTCATTGTCAAGAAGACGAGCCATAGCCAGCATCATGTTAATACCAGCATCGTTTGTTTCAACGTTGATTGGAGCGTTAGCTGTACCAATATCACCTGCAGCTGCAGTAGTAGTGAGAGTCGTGCCACTAACAGCAGACGCAGCAATACCTGCACCATCAGAGATAGCTTGAAGAACAGTCGCATCATACTTACGCTTCAGAGCAAAA